GCGGAAACCATGCCGATTATGAACGGCGATTTGATCGGTGCCAAGCAGATATTCGTTTATGGGCTTACCGCGCCGGTGAAGCTGGACGGCTATGAAGTAAAAGAGAGTGGGGCGGGTTGGGCGTTGATGGATGTGGTATGAATCATAATTATCGCCGTATAATAGGGCCTCCTGACCGCATAATGGCGGGCTATAGATATAAATGTGATCGCTGCGGGCATTCGACATTGTCTCCTAGTTTTTCAGATGAGTGTGAAGGAAAGAGGACTGAAGAGCCTTGGCGCAAACTATTCCCTGGGATGCTGAAAGTAAAGAAAGTGCGAATATTGGAAACAAAAGATGCAGCGATGGCTAATAAATCGGAAGAATGTACTTGCGCTGGCTGGACCACGAACACGCCTAAACTGAATGCCGTTTGCCTTATTTCTGCGGTACATGGACAACAATATGATGGGAACGAATTTAAATACTGTCCGTGGTGTGGCAGTAAACTGCAGATCAAGCCGGTCGCCGCTCCGCCCTCACCCAGTATAACCTAATGGCGCGCGAGCTACAGGAAGGCTATCGGCCGGGCATGGGCCACACCACCGTGTTGTACTCGGTATGCTCGGAGTGCGGCAGGTCGTTTTTGCGTGACGATGACGAGCAGCGCACGCCGCTAAGGACGCCGGAGGCCAGGCGGGCGGCGTTTGAGCGCCATGTGTGCGAAACTCAGGGGGGAACATAAGCTATGAGCAGTATCATGTCCTAAGTGTCTATAACCGCGAGGAAATTTGGGGGGATGCGGTGCTACTCTGGTTATTCTTTGCGCTTATTGGTTGTGCGTGTGTGTATCTTCAGTTCCTGTTTCAAGATGATGATCGTCTCGTCCAAATCATCCGTTATTGGTCTTTCATTTATGGTAGTTTTCTTGGTTGGGTTCTTGGCGAGGTAATTCCGTATCCATTTGGCAAGCGCCGTGGAATCGAGCGGGACGAACGGAGCCGGCGTGATAATTAGGTCTTGCGGAAAGAGACTGGCATATCAAAAACTCAGGGGGGGAAACATAACTATGAGTGTTATGAGCGTAATGGATATAGACCTGAATCACATCACTTTGGCGCAATGGCGGAGGATGAGCGAATTGGAGCGCCACGAATATATTGCTCACTGGGCTAGAAAGGGTCACATCGCATACGGTTGCCTGTGTTGTGGCTATCCGGTTGCTCACGGGCTGAGTTGTAAAAGTTATGAGGAACGTGAATCCGTTGACAAAGTAGGTAAACAAGAGTAGTAGCTACAGACTAAGAGCGGATCGCCCGTTACGTCCTTCTAACAAGGGCCGCAAGTCCAAAGTTAGAGGTAAGAAGGTAGGGGACGCTGGTTTAAAAAACCGGTGTCCCCTTTTTTTATGTGAAATCGCTAGATGCCTGAAGAAATCCCAACAGTAGACATACCCGGACTCGAGATTTTCAGTAGCGGCACGTTCAATAACGACGTCTACAGCGAGGCCGACCTTGACGCCATGGTGTCGGCGTTTGGCGAAGTCGGTTTCCAGCCCACAGTCAAAGCTGGTCACGCCGACGGCCAGGAGAAGGCAGAAGAAGCCCGCAAGGTATTCGGCGCACCGGCGCTCGGCTATGCCTCCAAGATTTACCGCAAGGGCAGCAAGCTATTAGCCGATCTGACGCGCGTGCCGCGCCGCTTTGCCGACCTGATAAAAAAGGGCGCCTATAGCCGGATCAGTAGCGAGATTTTCTGGAACTATGCCGATCAGGGCAAGAAGTTCCCGCGCGTGCTCAAGTCTATCGCCTTTCTTGGCGCCGACATACCGGCGCTTACCAATCTCAAGGAAATAGAAGCGCTTTACAGTCTTGATGAGGCGTCCAACCGCATCGATTGTGAGACTCGTATTTACACTGTTGAAGTCACTGCGCCGCCATCACCGCCGCCGACGGTATCCGCATATCGTGACCCAACCTCCCACGATAATCCTTCGGCGGAGCCGTCGGCAGACGTGCCCAAGCCAGAAGTCGTTATCAACGGCGACGTTAAACCAAATCCGCCGATTACCACTCAACAAGTCTTCAAAAAGAAACTGCCCAAGGAGGCACGTATGGCCGAGAAAAACATCACTGTCAGCCAAGAGGAACTAGACGAGCTCATCAAGCAGCGTGTCGACGCGATGACCGCGGAGAAGGAAAAGGAATACGAGTACCGCGTCATCAAGGCGCGCGAAGAGGGCAAGATCGAGAAGGAGAAAGAGGCCGAGGCGCTGCGCGCTGAAGTCCGTAAGCTCGCCATGGAGAAGCGCTCTGAGCAGATCAATAACTGGATCTCCAAGCTCACCGAGGCTGGCAAGGTTTCTCCCGCCGAGGCGGCCCGCGTGCGCGCTATCCGCGAGTGGATCCCCGACGAGACGGAGAAAGTAAAGGTCTTCGAGCAGCTAAACGGCCGGGTGAAGGAGTCCGAGGACTCGCCGGCCAAGATCTTCGAATCGCTCTTCGAGAATCGCGCCACGGTATTCAAGACGTTTAGCACCAGCGGCAATGACGACACCAAGAGCGAGGACACGCCGCTTGACGATCCCGGTGCGGAGCTCGACCGGCTGGCCAAGAAGTATCAGCAGGAGCAGGCCAGCGCGGGCAACAAGGTCGATTACATGAAGGCACTGCAAGTCACGCAGGGCAAAAACCCGGACTTGGCGCGCCGTTACCATAACAGCAGACATTAAGCGCCGTTTTAAACCGTAACAGGAGGCTACTATGGCTGTCATTCGTGGACCAAGAGATGGAATAAGCTGCGTGGCCAGCGGCGATTTGTCGGGCCTACAGTTTAAGTTTGTAACCAAGGCGACCGACCCGCTGGGGAAAGTCGTCATGATACCGGCCAGCGGCGGGCAATCGGAAGGCGTGCTGCAGAATAAGCCGAGAAACGGTGAGCATGCGGCGGTCGTCAATCAGGGCAATACTAAGCTCTTCATTGCGTCCTCGCTAGGTGGCGGAGCCGAGATCGCCTGCGGTTCGTCCGGTTGGGGCATCAGCGCTACTGGCTCGGGCCAATTCCGGATGGGTTATCTCATCACGGGCGCGGACAGCGGACTTATCGCTGAGGCGTTTATTAACCCGTATCGTGTGACCGCTACCTAATCAGGCTTTGGAATAAAAGGAGAATCCTCATGGACGGAATACTACCAGGCAATGTTTCCCGAGGTGATGTCAGAGCCTATGCGGGAGCTACTGGCCGGGATTTGCACATTGACGTCCCGCTCTCGAATATCTCGATCAACTATGAGCCGCAGGGACTGATCGCGCCGATGATCTACCCGATTGTCAACGTCGAGAAGGAAACCGGCGTTTACTACGTGTGGGCCAAGGCGGAAAACATGCGGGTCCATAATGCGGTGAGAGCGCGCGGCATGGAAGCCAACCGCATCACCCTCGATGTGTCGAGCGACACCTACGCGATTCGCAACTATGCACTGGCGATGGATATTCCCTATGAGGACCTGGCCAATGCCGATGCATCCTTGCAGCTTCGCTCCTCGGCCGTCAGGCGCGTAGTGTCCGGCTTAAACCTCGCATGGGAAGACCGTGAAGCCGTCACGCTCACGACCACGACCAACATGACCTCGAGCACCGCGCTTACCAATGCGTGGAGCGACGCCGACAACAGTACACCGGTCGATGACATTTATGCCGGTTACAATGCGATACGCCGCGCATCGGGATACACGCCCAATGTGGCGATCTTCTCGCACCCATCCTGGATCAACTTCATGAAGCATCCGGACGTGATCGACTTCATTCGCGGCAAAGGCGACAACGTCGGCGGTGGTGGAGTGACCGAAGGCCAGGTGGCGAGCGTATTCGGCTTTGACCGCATCCTGATCGGGCGCGGCCAAAAGACTGTCACCGCCGAGGGCGCGGCGACCGCAACCTTTGCCGACATCTGGAGCACAAGCTGCATCCTGCTCTACGTCAACCCGACACCGGGACTACTCGAGCCATCGCACGGCTACACTTTCAGGTGGACGCCAGAGGGCTTTCCTGGCCCGCTCGCCGTTGAGACATACGATAATCGCCGGCCGAAAACGGAATCGGTTGAGACTCATATGTT